ACAGAACATGCACGCCCGGCCCGTGGTCGGCTTCTCCGTGTCCGGTAGCCGCTTCCCGCACTTGGGGCAGTGCGCTTTCCATGATCCGACATCCTCGCAAAACTCGCACGCGGAAATCAAGCCCTGGGAAACAGCCATTGCCGCGTCGAGGAAGGCCAATCCGTAGTCCGAAAGATCGTCAAGCGCCGCAGCGCCAAGCAAGCCGGGAAACGCCTTGACGCTCCGATAGGCCGATTGCGTTTCAGGCAGCGAAGCGCAGCGGACCAACAGATACGTCAAAAAACCTTGATCGTTCACCGCGCGCCGCCAGACCTCCCCCACTTCATCCGGCGTCACGCTTTTGGGTAGTCGTCCTCTGGCGTGGTGTAGAACGAGTAGGCCGTCAACCACGGCCAATGCTCCACTACTTTTTGCCACACCAAACCAAGTTCATCCTCGCTAACTCTCGCGAGATTTAACCCGCCATCCTTGCGCCAGTGCTCCGGTGCTTCCACGAGGATCAAGGCAAGGTGCGCTTCGGCTTCGGCAAGGAAGCCCTCCGCCCAGTTGCCACCCTTGCCGCCCGCCATGCTCGCGTGCGCGTCGCCGATGATGGCAAGCGCAATCGCCTTGCGCGCCCGCGAAAGCTCGGCGCGGGTGGGAAGCGTGACCTTGTACGCCCAATCTTTGAAGGAAAAAGAAAAACCCTCCCCGGACCACGGGGAGAGTTCGGCCGCTATCTTCTCCAGAGCACTACGCGAAACCGGCATTGTCATTCCCTCCTGTAGGAATAGGGTCAACCGAGATCGTAGGTCCCGGCACGCTTGGCGATGGCGTTGTAACTGCCCGTCGCGTGGTCGAGGGCCGCAAGGTTCGTCCCCTCTGCGGTCGGCGCGCACTCAAACAGCTTCGCCAGCGTGCCACTGTCGGTTCGGATACGCATGTGAAACGGCGAGAACGCCAGTTCATCTCCGGGGCGCGGCATGAGACCGAGTTCGTAGAGCTTCGTCGTCTTTTCCGGCGTGAAATTGAAGCTCACCGTGGCGCTCGATTCGCCATCGGGCACGATTTCATCGGGGAAGTACGATCCGATGGAGGGGACTTCCGTTGCCCTGGGATTGCGCGAAACCGCGACGTTCTGGACCCGGCCCAAAACTCGTGACTGGGAAAACTCGGGGTCGGTGGCGACTTCAATCACCGCCTCCGCTGCCCGGACTGCCCGTACACCGCTCATGGATGGTTCTCCTTGTTGTCAGCGACCCTTAAACCGGGATGTCTACCCCGAAGGTCTGGTATTCCATGTTGCCCTCAAAGAACCCGTGGTCCACCTCTCCGGCAATGTACGCCGTCGCGGTGCATCGCAGCACACCGGAAAGCAGGGTCGCGGCCACATTGTCATACGGGGGAAGCCGGTTGCCCGAGCCATCATAACCGGCCGAGAGCAGCGCCACCCCATCCGAAGTCGGGACGGTCTCCTGGTGCAGCACCTCCTTTGCCGTGTCCCGCGCCTTGGAAACCAACTCCAACCCGCCCCAGGTCGGAACGAGCGGACGGATGGCGAAGTACATGCGCTTCTTGAGGTACACCGAAGCCGCCACTTCCGACCACATGCGCTCCATGCGCTTCATACTCTGCCGGGTCGTCACCATCATGTTGATCGTCGCCCGACCGGAGACCACCTGTAGGGACGGCGCACCGGCCTTCAACCGGGACTCGCGCTGGTTGGTGTTCGGCTGGTCGTAGGTGGTGATACACCGGATCGCCTTGCCCGAAAGAACCTGAGTCCGGCGCGCACCGGCCGACATGCCGGTCATGATCGCGGCCAAGTCCAGAGTTCCGTAGAGCGTATCGTTGCCGTTCTGGTCCCGGTCAATGATCCGGTCGCAAGCCACGCCCGCCGTGGTGGCGTCCACCAACACAAGGTCGGCTTCGATGGCCGACTCTTCGGCATCGGTCGGAACGTAGCGGTAGGAGGTGGTTCCGGTGGGGATCACGCCAAGCGACAAGCCGCCAGTCGCCGGGGAGGGGGAGCCGAAGACGACCCGCCAGTAACGGGACCGAAGCTGCTCCTCTTGCCGAATCCACGTTTGCACGGCCGAGCGCACCGCCGTATCCGTGGTGTCAACGAACACCATGCCGCCGGAGATGACATCCATCCCCGCCGCGCCCACGATGTCGAGGGCGTCTTGGTAGTCCTGAGTGGAGAGCGAGGTGTCGTCAACGCCGCCCTGGCAGGTGGTGTACGTCGAGTTGATCTCGTACCCGTTCTTGTCGGTCCCGTAGCCAAACCACCCGTCGTACAGGGAGACGCTGGAGTAGATGTCGCCGCACTTGTTCTGAATCTCCCACACGGGATGGTGAGCGAGCGCGGTAAGCGACAGGAACGCCGTGGCCGACCGGATGGAGACGGCCGTATCCATCACGTCGAGGTACTTGGAAGGCATGGACGTGTCCACGCCGGGGAAAATCTTCGCGTGCAAGCCCGGCACGGCATTGAGCGCCGTCACAACGTCCCCGATGGTATCGTATTGCGCCTGGGTAAAGTCCACCGCCACCGATGCCGGATACCCCGCGCCGGGGTTTGTCACCGCGATGTAGAGTTGCGCGGTTTCGTTGGTGCTGTATCCCCGCGTGTGGGAGTTGTACGCCCGCACGATGTCATTGAGCCGTTGCAGCTTAGCCGCAAGGGTCGCCGTCGCCGTGGTCGCCGCTACGCGCCCGGCAATCGGGTCATCCGTGCCGGAAGTTCCGTATTGGTGAATGTGGACCACGTTGATTCGGGTCAAGTGCGCGTTGTACTGGGTTTGGGCATCCGTGAGGAACGTCTGGAGATCGGCCTCCACCCAACCCGGAGCCGCACCGGCCGTGATTCCCGCGCCGGTATCCGCCGCGTAGTGGAACACCGCGCTGGCGATATGGACGTTGAAGTCCGTTTTGAATGCCAAAGCGAGCACCTGAGCCGTCACGAGGTCCACCGCATCCGGCGGGGTGGTCACGTTGGCCGTGTCGTGCGCTTGGTGAATCTTGCCCTGCGTGCTCGCCACCTGAACCTGAGCCGTTACCGCCGTACCCATTGCCGTGTCGGCCCGGAGGTACATGGGCAACCCCAGGTTATCCATTTCGCGCGAAATCTCGCCCGGCGTGCCCGCGTACTGCTTGACGATGAACTTGGAGCCGCCCACGGCGTTGACATCGGAGTTGGTGGGCAGGGAGAACTTCTGTTGCGTGTAGACCGTCTGCGCGCCGTAGTCGGCCGTGGTCAAGGCGAACCCCTGCCCCGGACCGTAGTCGCCGCCGGAGTCCTTCATCGTGCTCTGCATCGTCGCCGTGGATTGCGTCGGATCGCCCACGCGGACGGTGTAGATCGAAGCCGCGCCGTTGACATCGGGCGACGGGTCGAAAATCCGCTGCCCGTACCGGCAACCCGCGTCGCTCACTTCGCCGCGCGCCCACCCGAGCGGGTCATGCCACTTCTGCAAGGTCGCCGTGGTGGTGAATTGCTTCAACAGGTCTTTCGGCCCGCCCTTGAACGCCGCGAGAATCAGGGCATCGTTATTCGTCGGCGCGGCCACCGGGGCGCGGGTCTGGAGATTGAACTTGGCGACAACGGACGGCTCCACTCGAACCATGCCGTTCGGGTCAATCACTTCAAGGGGGTTGCCAGCCATGAGCGTTCCTTTCCGGGTTTACATTCGGGAATTGACGCAAGCGGCGTAGATTCCGTCCCACTCCTCCTTGCGCCGGGGAGAGGGAGGCGTGTCGCCGTAGGAGATTCGGATGAAGGTAAGCCAACGGTCAATCATGGACTGCGGGAAGCTCATGGCTTCGGCGTACTCCATGAACCCGATCCGCTTGGGGTCGAATCGCTCCAGGAGTTCATCCCAGGCATCCTTGGAGCGCGGGTTTTTCACCTCTTCCCCAACGAACGTCTTGAACGCCTCGACGGGAAAATCCTTGCGGGCGACGAAAGACAGGAAGTCGTCAAGCGACAGCGAAGCCAGCATGGCCTCTCGGCGGGTGGTGGGCGGGGGAGTCGGCACGGGCTCCGGCTCCGGCGCGGGCTGCGGCGCGTTTTGCAGCGCCTCCCGTTCGGCCTTGCGCCGGGCCTTGGCCGCCCGCATCTTCTCCGCTTGCTCTCGCATTCGATCCGCTTTTTCTTCCGTAGGACTCTGAGACATTGGGGAAACCCTCCTGAAAAGAGGTCTTAGACCTCGTGAATGCTGATAAAGTTAAGCCCCTGCCCGGTTGTTGGAATGTAGACTTTTGTGGCAGGAATGCTCACATCAAGGTACAGATAATCCCCGGCATCAAGTTGAACAAGAGCAGACCCGTTGATCCCCCACGCATTGACAGGACCGGGAGCAGCTACGACCGCATCAAACGATTTCTCGGCGAGTTGGGTGGGGGTATCGGTTGAAGTACCAAAAACACGGGCCTCGACACGAATGGAATCTTGTGCAGCTATCGCGTCATCTTGGATAACAAACACTCCAGCGGAAACATTCACGATCATGTTCCGGTCAGCGTAGAATCTCCAGTACCCTAGTGTTCCGTCAACCGTCGCATCGGGAAGAGGGACCGGGGCATTCACCGTGATTACGGTCGGGCCAACACCGGGGACCGTTTCAACGCAGTTTGCCACAGTGTACCCATCGTCATTTCCGGTTGATCCGAAGACGGTAAACTCAGAACCATTAGGAAACTCGGCGAGATGATGACCGGCAACGGTGAATTTTCCGTTTGCCTGATCGACTGCAGTGATTGGGTACTCATTCGTCACAACCCGGTTCGTGCCCGGATTGTCCCATGCCGTAGTGGCGAAGATGGGGTAAACCTTTCCATTAGTGATTGAATAGAGATTGACCGTTGCCTCACGGGCCTTGACCGTGATCGGATCATACGGCCGGTCGATCCAGGTTGCCGTGTCCGTATCAAACCAGAACTGCCGACGTTGCTTGCGCTCAATCACGCTCGCTACGTTGTTCAGCGAAGGGTTAGTGTAGAGTTCAGGAGTTCCGGTCGGCGCAACGTTGTCCTGCATGATCGGATGGTACAGATACCCACGCAAGGCAGTGGCCGATAACGTACCCCCCAAACCAGCGCCAAGCGTGTTGAAGAAACCATCCTCGCACGGAACAGCCGGAAGGCCAACCGTTGTGTAGCAGACGCAAGTTCTCGTGACCGCCGAAGCGAACGATTCATCCAGAACGAGCAGATAGTCCGCCCCGGAGACTTCCTTTGAGACAACTTGACGCCGAGAGTAGTACGTTGGCCCAGCGTCCGGGATCAGGATGGTCATGCCAGCCTTGACCGTGCCCCACGCGCCAGCACCGGCATTCACGCGCGCCCGGTAGTTATCTCCGCCGAACTGAAAGTCCATTGACAGGCCAGCGGTAGCAATTCGCGGTTTCAGGCTTCCCATGTACCGTGCCGCAACCGCCTCGATAGCCGTTGTCCCCTCTTCCATGTCGTAAAGCAGGTCAATCAACCGGCGCGGGTAGTACGGGGCTACTTCGCCCGTGTTCGCGTTGAAGGAGTACAGGTGCTCCCGATACGAGTTGTCCACCGCCGTAACCACGCCACCGGCACGGGTCACGCGGGCGATGCGGACGTAACCAGCGGGTGCGGGCGACGCGGCGAGAACCAAGGAGAATTCGACAATCCCCTGTTGCTGCGTTTCGACGCTCTGGACCGCGCCGTAAGACCCGGCCTCCTGGGAATAGTTGAACGTGACGGTGGTCGCCGCGCCGGGAGCAACGGCGAACGTCGCCTCATCGTACCCGCCCGCCCCGGTCCCGCGCGTTACCGTGCAAGTCGCCGGATCGCCGTCAACGTAGGCCTCGAACGTCTCCGGCATGATGTGGAAGTGCCGGAGCATGAACGTGATTTTCGTGCCGTCCGGGGTTTCGCCGGGCGCGGCCGAAACACCACGATAATTCACAGGCTGGGAACCGACAACAAAGTTGCGGTCCCCGGATTCCGTGTCCCACCACGAGGGGCGGCCGTACAGGTAATAGGCCGCGTCCGTTCCCGGCCCGGCCACTACCGCCGTTTGGTGCTGCGCTTGGTTGCCTTGAACGATGAGCGAACCGGAGGCAACCGTAACCTCATTGACTCCACCGGCAAAGGTGACATTCAGGCCGTCAATCACGCCGTCCCGGTCGGTGAGCAAGTGCCACACCGCTTGCGCCACGAGGGCTTGCGCCTTTTCCCCGATGTAGTTCAGGTCGTCGGCTACAGGGTGCTCGCTGTCGAAAAAGCGGTGCCTCTTGCCCCGGTCCCCGATTGCTACCGCCGTCATCGGCGTGGTCGCCATGCGTGACTCTCCTTACGGGTCCGGGATAATCCGCGTTACCACGTCCACCCCCGCCGCAAGGGTTTTCTGGAGAGCCTGGGCGGAGGTCGTGGAGAAGAGGAGCGTGGATAGCCCGGCATAGCCTACACCGCTCTCGTAGAGCGGTCGGGCCAGATTATACGATACTCCCACGGAAGTATCAAGCCCCCAATTGGCGGACATGACGATTTCCGTGTCCGAATTCACGGCGTCAACGATCATCCAGATTTGCGTACCGTCCGGTGCCGTTGCACCGCTTGGGGCGATCAAGTCACCGGGGACCACCGTGGAAGTCCATGAGGTTCCGATTCCCGTAACCGTGCTTGACCCGTTCGTAAAGGTCGCCGTGCCATCGGCAAGCGGACCAACTGTCGGGGCCAGCACCAACCCACCGCCCGCGAGCGAGAGGAATTGCGCGCCGCGCGGAACCTCGATTGCAACGGACGGTGAAACGGGGTCGCCCCATTCCGCCCGATAGGCTATCGCGCCCGTGGTGTGCGGGGCGGGTAAGGTCAACGTGAGTTGCGTGTCGGAATCAACGGAGGAGATGATGCCCCAAAATCCGTAGGTGTCGTTTCGCACGGTGAAATTCGGCCCAATCCGCATTCCCGCTTGCAGCCGGTCTTGCGCGTCCACCTGGTTCCAGGTGGTCCCCACTCCCGTAACCGTAGTGCTGCCCGCCGTGAAATTCGCCGTTGCGCCTACACCGGAGACAATTCTGTGCCGCTCCGCAGCCCCTGCCCGTTCGTCGCTTTCCGCCTGCCAGTTTACTGGTCCAACGGTGCTTTCTTCAAACAGGTCTTCAAGTTCAAGAAGGTTCGCGTCCACTACGCGCAAAACCCTATGCCAGTGACCCGTATTCGTCAGATTCACCGGGCAGATTCGCCAGTCTGCTTCTAGCGAATCGAATCCCGCTCCCGTGACCCACTTCGATCCGTTCGTAAAGGTCGCGTTCGCCCCCGTGGCCTGGGACGGCCAAGGACGATCCGTGATTTGGTAGTAATAGTTCCCCGCCGAAGTAGCGACAGGAATTGCATCGGAGAGTTCCAACCACTCAAACCCAGAACTGGAGTATACCCGCTTAATCTGCCGTTCAATGATGGTTGCAGTTGCGTAAATCCGAATCCAGTCGCCAGGATTCACCCCGCGATAAACGGACGGATACAGCGAAACCCAAACTCCTATGCCAGCCGTAAGTCTGCGGATGTAGCGTGTTGCTCCAGGTAAAATAATCCGTGCCTGATCGGTTTCGGCGACAACTCGAACCGACGGGCCGTACATGGCGCAATCGCGCTCTGGCACGAAGTTCCGCAGATAGGTTGGCCGCTCGGCTAGACCGTGCAAGGTCGGAATGGATGATCCCCACGCGCCGTCGGGGAAGCGCAGCCGAGACCACGCGGCGTAGCGCACGAGTTCCTGCTGAATGCCTAGATTCAGCGAAGCCTTGACGCCGTGATGGTTCGCGGCCAAGTCGAGGTCGGTGGGATCGCAGTCAAGCACGCTGTTCGTTTCGGCCACGGCGCACAAACCTTGCTCCACAAGGGCAAGCTCCTCGCCCATTGCCGTAAACATGGCGAGGTGCGCGCGAAGATCAAACGAAGCGAGGCAATCCTTTGCCCCCGTGGTCCCGGCATAGTTCTGATTCAGCGTGAGCGTTCCGCCCGGACCAATGGCCGTCTTTGAAGCAACATCGTAGGTTGTCGTTTCCCCCGTGATTTTCACGCGCATGCCGATTTCCACCGCTTCCCATCGGTCCGTCTCGGCAATCGTAACCGTCAAACTCCCCGCAGTGAATCCGCCGGAGAACGTGACGACGTTGGCATTCAAGGAGCGGTCAAAGCCATCGGGGAGGCTATTCACCGCACGGTAAGCATAAACGGGCCACTCCCCGGCAATATCCGTCTCCCACGCCCACTCTTCGGAGCACGGGACCCCGCCGAACGTCTCCGCCACCACCTTGCAAGAGCGGCCAGAGCGGATCGCATAGTCAATCCGTGGGGTAATGGTGAATGTCCATGTTCCATCGTCGTTCCTCACAATCGTCGCGTCCGGGTGCCGGGAGACGCCGCGCGCAATGTACGTCTTCCCATCCAGTTGGACCTCAATCGTGGTGGAATCAAGCTCCGCCCCCGACGGGGGATTGACCGTGGCCGTAACCGTAGCGCGCGGGTGAATCCGCACCGCACCGGGAGATGGGGTTTGCGCGGAAAGGGTCGGAACGCTGCTCGTTGGCGCTGTGGTAAAGGTCCAGTCGCCAATGAGCGCCGCCCCGTCATAGACTTGGAAATGATGCAGCACGCCAAGCGCCGGACCGGCAGACAGCGGAACCAACTTGCGGACGTACCACTCACGCCGCCCACCGTCCAAGGGCAACGTCGCCACTTCCCATTGCGGGATAACCTCGAAAATCGAAGTCCCGTCCGGCGCGGTGGTCCAGTTCGTTGTAACGTAAATCCGCGTCGCCGTGTTCGCGTTCGCCGCCGGAACTTGGTTTCCGCATACCCGATACTGCCCCGCACCCATGCCAGCCGTGATCCGAATTAGCGCACCCTGAAAATGATTTATGATCCAACCGGCAGCCGCCTTGTCAATGAAGTCCGCCCCGCCACCCGTCGCCGCCTGTCCCACCAAGTGCGAAGCGGCCGATCCGCCAGAAACGACAACCGTATAGGGCAGAACCGGACCGGCGAGAATCGTGGTGTTCGCCACCGTCACCGCGTCGGTTCGCGTCACCATGAGCGGGGTCCATCCGATTCCGACATCCCCGTCATTAGGAAAGATAAAGCTGGCCGTTCCTGGCATTAGATTACCTTAACTTCCGGGTCGCGGTCGCACCAAAACCGCTCATAGGCCGCCGCCGTGATGGGCGAATAGTCCCCGGCCGCGACGGTAACGAACGAACCGCCGCTTTCGTAGGAGATGGTCAAATCTACATCCGTGTACGATGGGGAATTCAGCGCACCCAACAGCTTCCGGGGGTAGAACGCCTCCCCTACTCCCATCTGGACGTTGACGAAGTTCCACATGCTCTGCCGCGCCGCCGATTGCACCGCCGCCGGACTGATCCCCTCGTTCATCGTAATCGTGGCCGTGAGGCGTAGGCGCTTCATCGTTGCGGCATGGACCGTCCGAGTAATGCCCGCCGCCCCCGCGCCGTACATTGTCGGATCGGTCCATTTGCCGTCAACGAAGCGTTGCACGTCGGCAACGAGTAAAGCATTCGGAGCCCCGCTGCCGTCGTCAATGTAGAGGTCAACGGAGGAGGAAACAACCACCGCGCCGCAGCTCCGCAAAACGCGGTTCCCGCTCCCGTCAACGTACTGGAGAACGCGGGCCTTGATCCCATCTTCGGCAACTCCACAATCGAGAGAACGCTTGGCGAGAATGCGGCGGTAGTAGGCAATGTCGTTTTCCTTGTCCGTCCCGCCGTAGGCGGTGAGCGGGTTCGTTACCGCGATCAACGGCGTGGGGAGCGATGCCCCGTAGACAATGACGTTCGTTTCGGCGTTGCCCTGAGAACCCGCCTCACTCGCTTCGGATGGGATGAACCCGCCCGGCTTTGGCGTGCCATCCGTGAAAACGTCCGTTGCGCCCAGCGGGATGCGGCCGGTGGTCACGTCAATGGTTGATCCCGCCGCCGGGTTTACGGTCCAGTTCGCCGTGACGTAAATCCGAGTCGGGGTGTTGTAGTCCACCTGCCGCGCCTGTAGCGCCCCGGTGCCGGACCGGATGTTGACCATCCCCTTGTTGAACGCTTCCGGCGTCCATGCCGCGCCCGTGTTCTCGATGTAGTTTGCCCCGCCACCCGTGGCAACAGACGCCGTGAGCAGAGTGGCCGGGGTTTGCGTGGTGCGATATTTGACCGGATTGCCGTCCGTCCCGCTTCGCCAGTATTCCGTACCCTGTGCGATGTCAATGTAAGCCGTGGGAGCGGCAGAAGCCTCGAACCGCAGCGTTACCGTAGCCCGCGTGGCCTCGTCTCTGTTGACCCCCTGGTCCCGCCCTAAACGGTCAAGACTGTCCCTCGTGGCCTCGGAAAGCGCCCCGCCTTGCAGCACTTCGGCCGCTTTGCGGTAGAGGTCCGAATTGGCCGAAGCAACACCGTCTTCAAGCAGGTGCCGCAGCGGGTCTCCGCTCTCTACCGCCGTCAGTTCCGACGTGCGCGGCAAAATCCGGCTCACAAGGTCGGATGCGATGGTTTCTCTATCCTTGAAGGTGATGGGCATTGTGGCCTATCCTTGCGCGCTCACCTGAACGCCTTGCGAGTCTATCAAAATCACGCTTCCCTGCATCTGGACCACGCCGGGGTTGCTCGGAACAATCTTCAAGTCGCGTACTTCCCGAACGTAAGGGTTCGCCTCCAAGGTCTGCCGCACGCCCAACCCAAAAACCTTCTCACGGGCATCTTCATCCGACCACGTTGCAACCTCAAACTGCCGCCCAAGTCCGGGGTTGGAAACCGAAGTGTTCGGGTGGACAACGAAGTCCCATTGCTCGATTCGGTTCTGGACGCGCTTTACTCCGCCGAGCACCACCGGCTTGCCAGACTTGATCTTCCACCCTTGATTTTCAAGTTGGAAGTCGGAACGGAACAGCCGCTCCTCCGCCGTGGGGATTCGGCCATCCGCCGATCCCGCCCGCGTCGAGGTCACTTCGGACACACCGGGAACCTTGACCGGATCGCCAAGGTACAGAAGCGAATAGTCCCCCGTCTCCTCCACCGGCCGACGACGCGTCGAGACGATGAACGGTGGCCGCAGTCCGTTCGTTTCAATCAGCGCCACCGTGTCACAGCCGCACCGCCGGGCCAGGGAGTCAATTGTGTCGTCCGGGTTGATGTTCTCCATCCGAACGTGCGAGCGGGTAGCCATGGGAACGAGAGCAAGGGCTTGATAGTACAGGTCGTTCCCATCCTCGATGATCCCGTTGATCCGTTCGAGGTGCCCCTGAATCCTGGTAACGCTCGCACCGGGAGCGGCCGACACCGCCCCGGACTTGGCCGATTCAAACGAGTCTTGCAGCGTGTCCAGACCGCTCCGCAAATCCTCCAGGCTGCGGTGGACCTGCTCCTTGATCGCCTGCCAGGACAGCTCTCGGCGCATGCGCTGAATCGATCCGCCCAAGTTGTCGAATGCCCCGCCGATGGAGGAGATCGCGCCGGAAATCAGGTCAATCGGGGCCTTCGCCAAGTCCGTAAGCATGTTGATCGTGTCGGCCACGAAATTGACCGCCGAAACCACCGCATTCACCGCCGCCTCGACAATCCCCGCGACAAAGGCGTAGGCCGAACGAACGAACTTGATTGCCGCCTTGATGTACGCTTGGGCATCCTCGATGAACTTCACCGCCTTCTGCCAAAACGACCCGCCGCTATACTCCACCCACAGCGAATCGAACTTGACATCCCTCTTCCACGGCACGCCCTGAATCGCCCACGAGAAGTTCACCATCATGGTCGATACTTGAACGAACGTAGGGAGACCCTGCAAGGGGTAGACGACGTACTCCACGAGGTCTCCGCTCTCCTTGGAGCGGAACCCGTCAATGTCAACGAAGGTCAAGATGAGGTCGCGGGGATCAACTTCACTGTCCCCGATCAACCCCTTGACCGGCCTGCCCTCCAGAAAAAAGGCCATCGTGTCAAGCCAAGTGCGAGCCACCGACCACCCGTCCACCTCGATGCGCTGCGTGCCGATGTCCAACAGCCGAGCCTTGCCCGCCGCCACGTCTAAGAAGGTGGTAGCCGGAGCCTTGACCACGCGAGCACCCAGGGAGCCCTCGACGGTAAAGGTCGTCAAGCCGCTGGCCTGATTGCGGGGTAGGCGGTCCAGAACCGCACCGCCGCCCGTAAGCGTCCACCCGCCACGAATCGAGGTGGAGATGGTCTTTGTCCGCACGCCCTTGGGGAACCGGAACTCATAGATGATGTTCTGGTTTCCGTCTCGCTCTCGGACGCGCAGCAATAGCGACGGCCGCCAATTCGTCTTGAAGTTCGCGTTGTTCGGGAATCGGGGGTTTGCCGCCTCTTCCCATCGGTCATTCGAGGTCGGTGGAGCCATTATTCAGCCTTCCCCGAAAGCGTATTGCCGTCGAATTCCTGGTAAGCCAGTGTCAGGGTATTCGTGAAAGTGGACGGCGCGGCAATGTGGGTGTAGGAGAATCCGCGATCCGTCTCGCACATGACCGTGATGAAAACGGAGAACACTACCGCTTCTTGCGAGCCAATCAGCGCGTCGCTTTTTTCAACATGCGTTTCCCGCACGCGCCGGACGTTGTGCAAGCCGACCGCGTTCAGGAAGTCCATGTTCAGGTCTAGGCCGTCGCAAATCATCCGGCCCAAGGTGCGCCGCTGCGCGTCGTCTGCGGCATGCCCGCCGATGGTGAATGTCCGTTGATCCATCCCGCCTTCGGAGAACTCGCCACGCCCTATCGTATCCGTCTCCACCCGCTGCTTTAGGTACGACTCCACCAACTCCACCGAATCCTCATGGATGGTAACGGCCGGGAGACGGGGGACGGAATGGAACGCCGAATCGTGGAAAACGGCGATGGGGAAGTTGATGATGTTGACGTAGTACCCCATCACCTCTTTTCCGGGTACGCTTGCCATGAAATCGAACCCGGATTGCAGCGCGTCTCCCAGGATGGTCTTGTAGTCCTGCCACTCCGGCCGCGTGAATCGAACCGGCGTGTTGACAACGGAGAAGTCAACTGGGGCGCTTGTCCCCGTGCCCGTAATCTCGCACGTAGCCCGGTAGTACCATGTTCCGGGGCGTAGGTACTTATTCGCCCCGCCGCTGGCAAGATCGAGGTAGTCAACGACCTCCAGGTCAATTCCCTTCGTAGGAATTTCCGAGTAAACCTGCTCCACCGTTCCAGACGGATCGGTGAATGGAAGACCGAACTTGCGCTTGATGTTCAGGTACACCGATCCGGTGTTGGTGGTCGGGGACTGGACCACGATCTTGACGCCGATCCCCGTTCGGAACGCTTCGGCGGTGGTGACGATGGGAGGGTTAATTGCCACGGTAGCCCTCCTGCTTTTCCGCCTCGCGGTAGTAGTCGTAAATCGCGGCCATGTCGGCCCACAGCGCCTTTTCAATCTGGCGTGGGATTTCCCGCTGGGCGATTCGGGTCAAGTGCGCCCCGACATGCGCCCCCGGACGGGCGGGGACGATCCAACCGTTTCCGCGCTCGCTCATGGTGCGGAACGTCAACGCCGAGCTGTGGCCCTTCTTCCCGGTCAACACCATGCCGCGCTCGCGCGAAGCCTGGGAAAGTGCTTCGCCGGACAACCCGCGCGTGTCGGGGTTGTAGCGCGCGCCCCACTTGTAGACCGGACGGAAAACCCACTTGCCCGCGTTGCTATCGCCGCCCCCCACGCGCAACTCCCGGCGCTTGCCGATGATGACCGTCCGCACATCCACACCTTCCCGGTCGGCAATCTTCTTTGCCATGCCTCGCCAATAGCGCCGAGCGGCCGGAGATGCGGGGGTGAATCCTTGCGTGTTCTTTCCAAGGCCGTGACGGAACGGGACAATCAAGTACAGGTGCCCATCCTTGGCCTTGCGCGCCTTGGAACTGTTCCGAATGGACTTCTTTAGGTCGGTCGGGCTTGACGTGCCATCCTCGACGGCCGAAGCGTAGGAGCAGGTGTTTTCAAGCCGCAGGACTAGCATATCCTCCCGATCCTCCAAAACCACCGGCTGAACCCCGCGCGCATATTGAGCGGTCTTTGGCCGGAGTTGCACGCCGTTGACCACTGTTTGCCCCATGCCGAACCGCTTCCACTCCTCCTCCAGACCCGCCCCCACCTCGTACACCGCCGCCCGCGTGTTGCGTAGAAACGATAACCCCGTCCGCTGGGAAAGGGCAAGCAACGGCATGAAAGACCGCTGAACCTTGACTTCCAACTCCCCGTACTGCTTGCGAACGGCGTTCAGGTCCATTACATCGGCCTCTTGATCCGCTCGTACACGTCCGCCTGCTTCAAATGGAACACCTTTGGGCCTTGCCCGCCAGCAAACTCTCCGCTCGCCGTGGGAAGCGGGACCACGCCGAACACCACGTACCGGGAAGGCTTCTGGAAATCGAGAACCACTTGCGTGTGCTTCGGGTAGTACACCCCCGGAGCGAAAACCAACCGGCACGTCGCAAGGTCAAGCGTTACTTCCGTGCCCACCACGTACTCGATAAGCTCCGCCGTATCCTCATTGGTTCCCTGAACGCGGGTCAACACCGTGCCCGAATCACCAGCGATGTCGGCAATCTTCCAACTCTGTAGGAGAGATGTGGTAGCTCTCCCGTTTTCCATGTGCCTCGTGACCACGCGGTCATAGAGGCGGACGCCGAAAAGCGGATTCGCAACCCAGGCGTCGCCGGACGGGATGATCGGGGAGACGGCCATCACGGCGTCTCCTTCCACATATTGCCCGTAGGCTTTGACCGCCTTGGAGAACACCTGCCCGTCAACGATGGGAGCAACGCACGTAACCGCCGCACCGTCCTGAAACTCACCGCGACCGGCACACACCGGGCAGTCTACCTTGTGCCGTTGGTCGTTGTCGGCCTGGAATGGGCACGGCCGGAACTTCAACCACGAGACGGGCTCCTGCCCCAAGTCCCGGAAGATGTCGTAGAACACCCGCCAGTCAAAGTGCCATTGGCTTGCCATTACGGCCTCGCTTCCTTGGGCGCGTAAAGGCGCATGAGCACGTTGGATAGGTCGCGGAATACCATCTCGTGCAACTCGGAATCGGCGTCGGCCTTCAACCCGCCAAGCCGCATCAATTCGTCCCGCTTGTCTGCGGGCAGCGCGGAAATTGGGGGCGTGACCTTGAAAACGTGCTCCATTACGGCCGTAACCGCCGCCGTAGCCAGTCCAAAGAACATAGCCCCATGCCGGAGAGCCTTAACCCCCGTGGGAAGCACCGAACCAAGCGCCGCACCGGCAGCGTGGGAAGCGGCGAAGTCGGCGGCGAAAGACGCGGCGTAAACCAGCGCCTTGGCGTACTCGCCCTTGGCCGCTTTCAGGAACTTCTCCTCCCCCTCCGTCAACGGCTCCCCACCATCCTTCAATTTCTGCAAGCGCCGGGCATTCTCCACCACGGCCTTGATTTGAGCCGTGCCGCCCTTCATCATCTGCGGAACGTAGGCTTGACCGCGAACCGCCGAACCGAGCATCTTGCCCAGCTTGCCCCACTTGCCTTCGGCGTGCTCTATGGCGTGGTCAAACGCCCGGCCGACGCTCTCCTTGTGCTTCTGGAGAGACGACAGCGCGCGATTTAGGAACCCCTCCTTTTTCCCCACCTCCTGCCCGCGTTCCTTTACCGCTCCCTCATCAAGTTCCTTCTCCTTGCGCTCCCACCTCTTCTCCGGCCGCCAGACGCCTTCGGCCATCTTGCGGAACTTCTTTCCCGCCCACTCCCGCACCGTACCGACAGGGAGAGCCTTGAACAGCGATCCGGCTTCGGAGCGCAACCGCAACAACTCCGGGAACAGCGTCGCTGGGTCTTCCCGCGCGTCCATCTCCGCCCGCAAGGCGACCTCGTGCGCGTGGTCGTAATCCATCCCTTGCGCCATCTCGGCCCGCTCGGTCAACTCATGCAGGATCGTGTACCCCCGCTCCCCGGCCTCCATTGCGTTGTCAATCCACACGTCCCCGGTCGGGATGTACGGGTAAACCAGATCGTGCCCGCCTTCGGTGTAGTCCGGCGCTACCTTGCGGACCTCATCCCCGCGCACAAGCCAGACCTTCAAGCCCGCATTGGTGGCGAACAACAGGCGGATTTTGGCCGCGCGGGGGAGTTCGCTTCTGCGCTCCCGGTCCCGGTCACTGGCGATTTCAAACGCTTCGGCGTACCGCTTGCCCGAAGAAATCAGCCGCCACTCATCAACCATGCGCTCGACATCGTACTCCAAATCCTTCCCCGTCGCCCCACTGTCAACCCAAAGCTCGTAAAGCGGAATCAGGGAAAACTTGAAATGGTGCGCGTAGTTCGTGAAATCCGGCAACGCCGCACGGCGCAAGGCCGACCCGTCCACCTGCCAAACCACGAAAGGTGGACGCTCCCCCAGCACCTTGATTTTCGCTTGTTCGAGTTCGGGCGTTGTCGGCATGGCGTCACCCGATGAACGTCAAGCGCGGCCCGTACATTTCATCCTTCCATGCCGAACGGAACCGCTGCCCCTCCTTGTCCCACTCCTCGATGAGCGCGCGCCACATTTCCGGCCCGCCGGAGAACGAATGCGACACGCCCGCGATGGAGCGGGATTGAGACGTTCCCTTTTGCGCCAGACCGGCCAGCATGGCCTTTAGAACCAACATGGCCGCGTGCTGCATCACGGAAGTTCGGAGGTCCGAATAAGTAGAGCTAAGCAGGGCCAAATCAATCCCCGCCGTGTAGTCGATCTGGAAGGCGTCCGGCATGGTGCGGTAGCCCAAATAGAGCGGAGCCATGCCGCTTATCGCCGAAAGCGCCGTGCCGTAAACCGGAGTCACGCGCAAGCGGCCGGGGAACTTGTCCACCGTGATCCATGTCAACGGAAGTTGCAGGATGGACGGTGTGTTCGGGGGAGAGGCGGGAAAGTTGAACTCCGCCTTGATGACGGTCACGATGGGAACGTACCGCATCTTGATGGGGTGCCATTGGCCGATGCCCAGCGGCATATCCTCCGCCCGGTACTCGTATCCGTCATCCTGTGCGTCGTAAGACTCTCCAGCCTGGGGTTTGGTAATGACCGTCTTGACCCCCCAGAACGTCGAAAGGTCGCGTTCGTAGAAGTCTTCGGCCGCGCGGATTTTCGACTCAATGACCGAATCGGCGAACGTCTGCAACGTAACCGGATGGGTTAGGTCAACTCCCCACAGGTATCCCGCCTTCAAGTCGGCCGGGGTGATTCCGGTTTTGGTCGCCATTGATTCTCCTTACCGAGGGCAAGCGACTCGATCTGCTTTGTTGGATGACTTTTTGATCTCTCCAATTGCTCTGGCAACCCTAGCCTGAAATGCCTGCTCAGTGGTCTCGTTGGTTTTCCAGGTCGTGATGATTTTTTCCACGCTCAGTTCTGGAAGGATTGACTTGACATCATCCCGTGTGTTCGCGGCAATCACTAAGTCTGCCCAGAAGTCTCGCGCCCGCTCCATTAAAATCTGATTCGCCATCGAAGCGACGATGGACTTTCCTTCATCGGAATTGGTGTCAATCTTCTCCAGATCGTGTTCGGGAAGAATCCTTTCCAGTTCCCTTTGAATATCCCAGTCGCTCATGCTAGTGAAAGCCTTGTGCAGAATGGCTGAAATGAACTCCTGAATGTTCTCTTTCGGAACCGCCTTGGATTTCCCGTCTTCTGTACCCGTAAAACCGTATTCCCAGATTCCCTTGCCGACGAACTTCCCTGATTCCGACTTGCCCTCCAGCATCCCGCGAAGCTTCTTCTCATGCTCTTGCGCCAAGGAAAGATGCTGCCCTGCCGTCTCCTTGTCGCCTTGCCCGAGGTGGTGGTAGTGGGTCGCCATGCTCCCGTGATGGGCAGCGGCGGTGCGATAGAACTCGGCCAGCTTGGAGTTTCCCTTCTTCTCCTCATGCTCTGCCATTTGGCGGAACTTGCCCGACTCGCCCTTGTGGTGTTCCATTTTGTCGGCGTGCTCGGAGACCTTGACCCACTTTCCAGGGGCAACCTTGCGCGTTTTGATCCCTTCCTTGTTGACGTGGGTTGCGCCCACCTGGGCAGGGGCGGCCTTCGCCACTCCGCACCCCGCCTTGTACGCCGGGAGACCTTTCAGCGCCTTGACCACCCACGGCTTCAAAATCATCTTCTCCGGTTTCTTGCGCTCATCCATCGGATCGGGAAGGTGGTCGGTCGTCGCCTTGCCGCCAAGCGCCGCAGTCGCCACGGCGTAGGGATTGTCCACATCCCCCTTTTTCTTCAGCTTTCCGACAAGCCTCTCCCACTTCGCGCTCTTGCCGAACAGCGAAGCCTTCAAAACCATCTGGGGCTCGGTCTTGCTCTGCGCTCCCTTGGGGTCGTGCTCCAAGTCGCGCGCCACGGGCTTCAAGAGTTCGAGGATTTCCGTCTCCGCCACGTTGCGGAGTTCCGACTGCGGGTGCCCGGCTTCGTACAATTCCTTCAGCTTGGCCCGCAGGTCGTTCACCTTGGCCTTGCCGTCCGCAATCGCCTTCAGCGCCGCCGGGCGGTCCACCAGGGGAAGCGCGGCCGAACCGATCCACCGCCTTACCGCCGCAATGATGATGTCCTCGATTTCCTGCTGTGAGGAGAGCATGGGTTCATCCTGTCAGCCCCCGTCTGGAGTGTGCTGAATTCGCTTCGCCTCGCTTCGCTCTTGCGCCTGGGGGCGTGGCGCTGGGAAGCAAGCCGCGAGAGGTTGCCGAGCGGAGCGGCCCCGAAAATCGAAACCGCCCCGGCACGGCGCAGCCGGTCAGGAGGGTGCCCGGCTTAGACAAACACCGCGTCCCTCTCCGGCGCGGTGCCTGGTGTTGCTTACCCGAACGGACGCCACGTCGCCCGGCTGGGCAGGACGTTCTTGATGACCCAGTGCATCTCCGGCTTCGTGACCCGCAGCGCGCACGCCAGCGCGGTGGCGAACAGCTTGACGAGCTGGTCCGAAGAGAAGAGGTTGTACTGGAACGGCTCGGCGAACACGGTCATGTCGATCGCGTCCTTGGTGTCTTTCGACAGCAGGATGACCTCGGACGTGCCGGGGATGTTGGTGTTGCGGTCAACGTAGGTCGTCGCGCCCGCCGTCTTGACCACCGTGCCGATCTTGCGGAAGTCGCTCTGCGCCGGGGCAGCCGCACCGGCCGCGAGCTTGCGGGACCGGAAGACCTCGTAAGCCGTCTCGCGGTTGGTCACGCTCGGAGCGATGGTCAGCGTCACCGCGTCGCCCACGGCCACGGCCACCGCAGCCGCCGTGATGATCGCCGGACCCCAACCGTAGTCGTTCTGGCCGTACACGAGGTAGTGGTACGAACCGGCTTGCGACACCTGGAGGAACCGGGAGTTCGCGTCCGCAGCCGCCACCGCCGCGAGACCGGCCGGAACCGCAGGGGAGAGCGAGGCGTTGTAGTTGGTGTAGGTCGAGTATTCGGAGGTGTACGGAACCTTGTCTTCCGTGAGATAGATGTCGGTGTAGTTCAGAATCTCGCCGTACACCGACTTGATTCCGTCCACCGCGTAGTTCACCGCCACGTTGCCAGTCTTGGACAGAACCTCCATGTTCACGCGGTTCAGGTCTTTGGTGGAAGTCTGCCAGTCAAACACGCACCTGTTTGACATGACGGACGTGTCAACTTGACCGAAGCGCCGCTGCCCGCGAACATCCGAAGCGCCTTCGACCACGTCATCCCAGGTAATCGCCCGACCGTCCACGTTCTTGACGTTGGTGGGAGCGCCGGTGTCCATCGTGTGCAGGATGCCGTTCGGTTGCAGCGCGTAGGCGTCGCGGTTGCCGTACAGGGACATGATCTCGGCGTCCCGCAGGCAGGAGATCAGCGTCCGGCGCTGCTCCAGCATGAGCGGGTCTTCCGTGCTCTTCGCGTTCTCCAACATCACGGAGACGCTGCCCTTGGAGGTGAAGAACGCCATCGGCAGGGTCGCGCGGGCGATGGTCGGATTGAAGTTCATCAGCGTGCCGGTCTCGCTGTTGACCGTGGCACCCGGCCAGCCGCCCAGGTCGGTGTAGCGGTTGTAGTAGTCCACCATGCTCCAGATGTTCCGCTTGGGGAGAATCTGCCACATGGTAAAGTCGCGCTGCTGGGGAAGGACTTCCTTCATCAGCGGGTCGAGACTTTGGATGCGGATCGCCGAACCGCCCGTCAGGGCCGCTTCATCCGTACCGCCGAAGCCGGTAAGGGCCTTGAAGAAGGCCTCCTTGCCAGCCCGACTCGTGCCGTTGTGAACGTTGCTTCGAAAAACCATGTCGAAGGCGTTCAGCATGTTCAGGGATTGGGTGTTCATCATGTTGCTTGTCCTGTTTCCTGAGGGGTGGTGGTTAGCCCTTGCTCACCTTGTCCCGAAGGTCTTCCGGGAGGGTGTGCAGGCGATTCTTGGCGTTTTGGATGCGCGTGATTTCCGTGCCGGTCAGCTTTCCTGCCTCGTACATTGTCTCGGCCTTGCCGATGAACTCGGCGTCGGAATTGGAGCCGGGCGCGGCAGCGGAGGAGACGGAATCGGAGCGGCGGCCAGAGCCTTGCTTCAGGATGCGCTCCAGTTCGGTCTTGTGGGCCTCGCGCTCCTTTGCGAACTCCTGTTGCATGGACTTGAAAAGCTTGTCCTGCTCGGACTTGAACGAGGCAATCAGAGACTTGGCAATCTCCGGGGGCTCCTTCTTCTGCTCATCCTTGTCCCCCGGCTGATCGGCCAGCGCCTTCTTGATGCCCTCCTCATCCTCCGGGGCAAGCAGGTTCTCTTCCTCGCCCATGTGCTCCGTGAGCATGGCGATGAGCTGTTCCACCTTGCCGATCAGCGTCTTGACGCTCGCCTCCAAGCCAACCGGCTCGTCGCCGTCCGGCTCCGCATGGGGCGGTTCCTCCGCCTTGTTCAGCGTGGCGTCCAGTGGCTTGTCCTGCGTGGTCGGGGGAGGATCAGTTTTCATCTCCTCCCGCGTGGGATTCGCGCCGGGCTGCGGGTTCAGTTCCTCGGCGGGCGGAACGGCAGCCTTGGCAACGACCATCTGGTCCAGTTTCTCCTGGGCCTCTTCCTTGGGGGTCTTCTTTGCCATGTCTTCTCCTTGGTTGGAAATCAACGAATCCCCGCCAGCCGGGAACCCGCACTCAGGGCCGTGTTGATCCGGTCCATCAAAAGGTCAACTTCAGTTCCACGCATGCCGATGGAATGGGCGTACTGCTCCACCTTGTCCATGCTCCGCCCGGCGATAGCCATTGCCACGGCGTGGGCGTCGGGAAACTCGATGTCGGTTCCGCCAAACGCCTTGGCGAGCATCTGAGTGGAGACGATTTCGATTGCCGGAACGTACTGGTTCACCGGCTCCTTGCAGAAGGCGATGTTGATCCACCGCACCTTTGCGTGGACGTTGACCGGCTTGCCGTCTTCATCGTAGTCCTGGAATTTCTCGACGGGCACCGCGCCCACGGAAGGCCAATACTTTACGGGTGGCTCCCACTTGGTCATGCGCTCCCACAGGCTATCCGCCTGAGCGCCACCGCGCGAAATCTCGCCCACCACAATGGGACGATCCGGCCCGCCCTTGACCTCTAGCGGCTTGCCAACGATGTAGTCATCGTAATTCGGAATGCCGAGCTTGATCCCCTTCCACGAGATGTGGTCGAGGTCAAGGTTTCCCTTCTCCAGAAAGTAGTCCCGGTTCTCCCACAGCGCCGCAAGAAGAACCTTTTCGTCTTGCAGGTCCCGCTTTTCAACGCTCGGCTCAATCTCGACAATCCGCCTGTCCCCGTCCTGTCTGGCCTTGAAAATCCAAGAGCCCGGCTGTTGGCCGAAGTGGGACATCACAGCACCTCGGCCACGTTCAGCACGCCAGCGCCAATGAGCCCCCACGCGGCAATGTAGTTCTCTCCCTCGATTTTCAGGATGATCGAGTCAAGCGGGGAAAGGAGCAGGTCCCCGACAGCGGCATCAATGTTCTGCCCGCCGAGCCTCACGTAGCAAGCCGCCGTGGCATTGAGCCGCACGGCCTGGGGCATGTTCGGGGTTTCGCTCGCGGGGATGGCGACCCGCGTGGAGCCGCCAGCGGCAAAAGTCAAATTCGCCGTCAGGCCAATGCGCCAAATGGCTTGCACCCGCTGCATGTTCTGATCGAACACAGGCCGCAGGGGGGGGGGCATTCTCTAGCAAGCAATCTAGACCGCACAACTCGCTTGCTAGAATGGCACAACGAGTTTTTCATGTCAAGCGCAAATGAAAAGCCCCCGGACCATTCCGAGGGCTCACCCGTCTTGACCGAACGGAGAAGTATCAGTGAGCGAGGCTGGAGTCAACCGGAAAACTTCACCCCGATGAACCGCCTCAGATTATCCATCAGGGCGTAGGCGTACCGGATGATCTCCGCCCTGCGGGCTACGGGCAGGTCGTGGATGTCCATTTGGATTTGCATGCCAACATCGCTCAGGTATCCGACGCGATACATTCTCGCGTGGTCGCGGTGCGAGGAGACGAACAGTTCTCCCGTGGCGTGGTCGTGAGCCAGAGTTTCCGGCTCATCCCATAGCGGTTCGGTTTCTTCGGGGACGGGGTTGTCCACCGGGATTTCTTCCGTCGATTCCTCGCCGGGGACGGGATTCGTTCCGCCGGTCACATCCTCCGGCATCGGAGTCTCCTCTGGGTAAACCGTGAGGTCCGGCGTGTTCTCTTTGTGCTCCTTGGTTTCGGCGGTGGGGTCTTGCTGCGGCGACATGGCATTGTCTCCTTGCCCTTGTGGGCGGTTGTGCTCCGTCATCGGAGCGGTGCGAAATCGGTCTTTCACCGTCTCCCGTGTGGCGTCTCCTGAAAAATGATTAGGTGCGGACGGTCAATCAATGGGCAGCGCCAATCTGGACCGTGGTGGCATGGATGGTGGCAACCGCATCCCGGCTCATTACCCATGCTGCAACAATCCACGGTATTGTGAACAATCTCTACCGTTGGACCACTGCTGTCCAGGGAAGGCAGGTACGCCCAAGCGGTGAAATCCTCTGGCCAAAAGTGGTAATGAACATGCGGACTTTCCTGATCGGCGTGAAAGTGCGCAACGAATAGTTCCTTTGTGGACAGCCGAAATATACCTGCCACGTGGTTTCCACCTATCAGTTGCACCTGAATGGTGGCACCATCATCCGGCTCCTCGCTCGCGTCGTGCCACTCCCCCGCAAAGTAGCGCGTCGCTGGAATCTTTGACTCGCTCATGGTGTCACATCACCTCCGACCTTGACAGAAGAAATTTTCACGTTCTCGATCCGGGCATCCCGCGCTCCACTTGCGGAGAACGAAACGAACTCCCCGACGTCTCCGATCGGAATCCCACGATCGTCCGCCATGAGCGTTACGGAAAGTTCTCCCTGAACACTGGCCGTGAATTTCCTGTACGTGATTTTCTCATCAAGATATTTGTCCAGAATCTCTTGAAGTTGATTCATCGTTTCACGGGACGGCTGTTCCACTCCACCCCAAAGATCAAAAACAACCGATGAAACAAAAACCGTCCTCGGTGTTCCTTTTTCGTGTTCTGGCATGTGGGCAAATGGATCAAGCTCAAGAGAAATTGTTATCTCGCCACGCTTCGAACCGGACGGAAGCCGTGGATGGTAGTGACGATCATAGCTCTCGCATGGCGTGAACCCCACCATTCCATTGACGATTGTCCCTGCCGTTCTGAATCGAACAGCAGGAATGGAGTTTCGATCATCACGGACGACAAAATCTCCCGCTGCCTTCGCAATCGCTGACTCAAGACCAAGCATGAAAGCGTGAATGATTTTCATCATCGTCTCCTCCTGTCTACATGAAGCAGTTGGTCATAGACTTGTCGTTGGCGGATCGTTGACGAACCAATTCTCGCACGTTAGGCATCACTCCTCGCCGAAGTTCGACATAAAAGAAACAATAGACACCTCCCTCTACTCCTCCCCATCTAAATCTCATGAAAGCGATGTAGCGATGACGCTTGTCGCGCCCATCGCTTCTGGAATACCGAAGGAAATCCTCGATAAGATTTTGAGCATCGTGCCACCCATGCTCAATGTACGTTGACGCATGGCCTGGATAGCTATGGCATATCTCTAGGCAGTCTTCGCCATACCAACCATACTCAATCTCATTCAGCGACAGTTTTCCAACCGGAGCATGCTCGTACTTCGTGTTCATGGATGAGACGAAACGTGGGAGAGCGAAAACACAGAAGACGAACAAGGCGATCAGGATTGTCGTTGTGATCATTCTGTTTCTCCTCTGCTTTATTTTTGCGCGCTGCATCCGACACGCCAGGACTCGAACCGCAGCCGCGCCGCCGTCTTGATCCTCACCTTGCGCCCGGTTTCCGTGTTCACCCCAACCCACCCGCCAAGCGGGCATTCCGCAGTGAGGCGAACGGAAACGATCCTGCCGGAGACCTTGACCGTGTAGGTCTTGCCAACCTGAACGTCGCTCTTGTGCATGGCGTCTTTCCTCGGTTTTTGGTTCTGTGTCTCAATCACTGAGGCTAGTCTAGCCGGGAGCGTGGCATAAGTCAAGAAAAAAATCACAGGGCAATTCCTTCCTTGTGCCCGCTCGCCAGTCGGCTGTTTAGCCTGCCTCGCTTTTCGTTGTACCGGGCCTCGATTCTCTTCCCGGAAAGGCCGAATGCCTGTGCCATCTGCTCTACCATAACGAGCACGTCGGCAGTTTCGTCAACCAGAGCGTCAATGCGTTCCGGGTTTACGCCGTGCCGAATCAGCTTCGATAGCGCCACGAGGTATTCCCCAAACTCCTCCGAAACCATCGTTGTTTGCGCGTGAAATCCCCACTTCTCCGTTACGAGTTGGTACATTTCATCGGGCCGGAACAGGTATCCTAGCTGCGACATGGCACACCTCCTAGAAAAGTTTCCCTTGGTCCCCTGCGCTCTCCGCTTCCTTCAGGTTCAAGCACGCGCGGTCAAAGTACGAATCCTTCAACTCGATTCCGACGAACTTGCGCCCCTGCTTCAACGCGCCCCATCCCTCGCTGCCGATCCCGGCGAACGGGGAGAAAACCAAGTCCCATGGATTCGTCCAGAGGTGGACGGCCCGTTCGATCACGTCGAGCTGCAACGGGCAAATGTGCTTTTCGTCCTTGTCGTCGCGGGCGACGGCCTTGTTCAGAACGTTCGTTTGCCGGATGTCAAACCAGACCGGGGAGGCGTAACGCTGCCACACCTCGATTGAGAACCCCCGCGCGTCCTGATCCTCGGACGGCCCTTCCGCGCCAACGTAGGAGTCGAAACGGGATTCTGTGTCACCGGAGCAGACGGGGCGCACGAGTTCCGCCACTTCATCCGGCTTTTCCCACTTGCGGAACACCACGAGATGATCGGGGTTCCCCTGCCTGCTCATGGTCGAGTCCTTGCAGAGCTGCTTGTGGAGCAGTCCGATGGACTTGGTTCGCTGCATTTCCGTCACGGGGTCTTTCCAGATTACCACCTCGGAATGGAACACAAACCCCTGAGACGTAAACGCGCGGATGATGTCCCCGCGAAAATCGTAGAGTCCGACGAATCCGCTCTTGTACTTGAAAAGTGGGATATTGATGCAGTGGACGGCCACAAGCCGACCGGGACGCGTCACGCGGAGCAGTTCCAGCACGAGCATCCCGAAGTGCTTGAAAAACTCCTCATCGCTACCGCTGTTGCCCATGTCGCGGGCGCTGTCGGAGTAGATGTAGAGTTGGGAGAACGGCGGGGAGAACACCGTGAAATCAACGCTGTTGTCGGCCAGCGTTTTCGTTTCCTCGACGCAATCGCCAAGGATCATCTTCCATCCCGTTCCCTCGACTTCGCGGCGTTGGTAGTCCATGACAAGCTTCAAGTCCTTTCTGATTCCGAATTGGAAGTTGGAGTACATGTTGCGCGCCATCGCGTCGTGCTCGCGGGCCTTGTCCATGACGGTGCTGTAAATCTGCTGCTCGGCATCGGTCATCACCACATGGACATGGACCGGGCTTTTCTGCCCGAACCGCCAGCACCGCCGGACGGCCTGGTAATAGCTCTCGTAGGAGTAGGACATGCCAACGAAAGCCATCTGGTTGCAGTGTTGCCAGTTCATGCCGAAGCCAGCGATTGACGGCTTGGTTACGAGCACGCGGAAATCGCCCGCAACGAACCCGAGAAGGCGCTTTTCCTTGTCCTCTGGCTTGTCGTTTCCGCGCACCTCGACGGCCTCCGGTATTGCGGACATGAGCGCCTCGGCCTCGTAGTTGGTATGACACCACACGACGAACGGGCCGGAACTCTGCGCCACAATCTCGGCCACCTTGGCGGCGCGATCCGGGGCGGTAACGCGCATGACGTTGTGGACGCCGGTAGCCGAAGCGGTTGGAGAGTAGAACATATCCCCGACTGCGCTTCCAAGCTGGTCGTAATTGGCCGGGATGATGTGCTGCTCTTGCTTCAATTCTGGCAGGATGAAACCGTCGTCGGAATACCCGATGTCGGATGGGAGCCGGATGCACACCGCCCACGAGGAAACCCACGTCCAGAACGGTTTGACAGCGTGTTCCTTGATCCTCCAGACCGCAGTATCGCCGCTGTCGTGGGTAAACCACCTGGGAAGCATCTCGGACCGTGGCATGATACCGAGGAACTCGGAATGGTTGCCCAACTCGACATGATCGTTTGGCGCGGGGGTTGCCGTGCAACAGAGGCGGTATGGGGTCACGCTGAACAGGTCCACCAAATCCCGCTTCGTTTTCCCGGTAAAGCTCTTTAAGATGCTGCTCTCATCCAGCACAACGCCGCCGAACACCGAAGCGTCGAAGTGGTCAAGCCGTTCGTAGTTGGTCACGTTGACGCCCGGCCCGACCTCCGAAGCCTCACGGCACACCCGGCAAACGATCCCGAACTTGTCCGCTTCCCGCTTGGTTTGCTGCGATACCGCCAGCGGGGCGAGAATCAGGACCGGCTTTCCCGTGCGCTTGGCGACGTGGTGTGCCCATTCCATTTGGATCGGCGTCTTGCCTAACCCGCAGTCAGCAAAGATCGCCGCCCGGCCACGCTGCAATGCCCATCGAGTGATGTCCCGTTGGAACGGGAACAGCATGGGGTTGATCTCGCAGTTCGGCACGTCGAAACCGGCCGTCTCCGAAAGGGCGAGCTTGGAAAGGAGAAATTCCCGGTAGTCCGCATGATTCATGGCTTCCTCGGTTTGAATTGTCGGTCAAAGCTATGGGCAGGCTACCGCGCTAGACTGCATAAGTCAAGAAAAATCTTCTACTCTTTTCCCGCCCGCCTCACCACCGTCCAGACCTTGCGGCAGTGGGGGTGGTTCGGTCCGCTCGCCACTCGCCACTGGTCTTGCTTCATCCCGTAGTTGCTCTTGCCCACCCACACGTCATGGTCCGGGTCTTTGTTCGGTTCGTCCGGCGAGACCACCGTAAACTTGCGGTTCGCGCTGTGCTCTCGGCACCACTCGCAAACCCCCATGTATGCCTCCAGGGACCGAACCACGGAGCCCACGGGGAGCGCGTCAAGGTAGCCGTCACTCGCCACGTTACCCGCCTCCGTTACCGCTATGCGCCTCCAGTCACGGTTCATCGTGGCGAAGCGGTCAAACAGGCGGGAGGCAACCTGCCGCGTGGTCAAGTTCTCCAGAACGGAGTTCTCCATCTCCTCCCGCACGCCCGCCACGAGGCGTTGCGAGGCGTCTCGCAAAAGCTTCCCCGAACGGAGTTTGACCTGATTCACGAGCCCGGCTTGCAGCGGCGTCAACTCCGGCGTGACCGGGACGCGCTTCAAGCTTCCCTGAATCGCAGGGACGCTGAGTTTCCGCATGGACTCTTGCAGCCTACCAGCCACAAGGGACAGCGCGGCGGATCGCTCTATCTCGCCGTCCACTTCCTCTTTCGGGAGGTGCGACTGAATCAACCCCATGAGGTCCAACAGCGTCCGCTCACGCGCCGCTTGATCGCGCAGCCATTCGGGCAGGTCGGCATAGGAGGTGTACGGCTTGACCACCGCCGTCTCTTCCGCGAACTCGCGGTCCATCGCCTTGCAGACCACTTCGCCATGAGACAGGCCGAAGCCCAATACTTGATCGTAGGAAAGCGAAGCACCCTTGGCAATCGAGGCATACGAGCGCAGCGGTTCAAACCGGCCCTTGACGCCCAACAGCTCTAGGAACTCCTGCTGCAAGGCACGCAAGCGCCGGGCGATCGGCAATACCCACAACGCCTCGACTTCCCGCATTACGCGGTCAGGGTGTGGGCTCAGTCCCGTGATGTAAAGGATTCTGCGCGGCATGTTCCTCGACAACGATGCGCTCAAAGTCGCGGACTACGTTCATGTGCTCCGGCGTCAAGGCCGCGCGGATTGCGTTCAACCCGGCAATCGGGTCCGCCTCCCCGCAGGTGCAAACGTCCACTGCCGCGAAGCCGTGCTCCGGCCAGGTGTGAATCGAAAGGTGACTCTCCTCCACCACCACGACGCCCGTTACCCCTTGCGGCCGGAACTGATGGAAGCAGTTGTTGACGATCCGGCACTTGGCCGCTTCGGCCCCGCGAATCAAGGCCATGCGGACGATTTCAACGTCATCAAGCGCGCCCCTTGGGCAGCCGTGCAGGTCAGCTATGACGTGGCGCAGCTTTACCATGCGGCGTCATCCTGGGGTTGGTCTTGCGGCGTCTCTTTCTCCGGCTCGGCGTACTCTCCGCCTCCGAAATCCTCACCGCCACCACCAAACCCGCCCATCCCGTGCTGCTGCTGGTACATCGGAATCAGGGACGGATTGAGCGGGGCGTCGCCAAGGAGGGGATCGTCAAGCGGCGGCATGTCGCAAAGCTTCCGCATTTCGTTTACCGTCGCCACGCTCACGATGTTCTGTTTGGTCCACTGCTCATCGCGGTTCCGAAGCCCGACAAACTCGAACGTATAGCGGTCGCCCCACGCCGGATTGATCTCGCACAGGATTTCGTCCGTGATCGCCTCGAACGTCTCCATCCGTGGGATGAAGCCGTTACCCCACGAGTTAGCAAGGCGTTCCGCCGTGTCCGACCCGCTCAGCGGGGACGTGTTGCTCCCGTAGGACCGCAGCCCGGCCTCCTCCATCGTGATGCCGTAGGCCGCGCACACGAGGGAATGGAGCACCATTGCCAGCTTCTCATTCTGGATGTCATCCCAAGTGTAGAACGGGATGAACCGCGCGTCCCCGGAGCCGCCCATCACGTCGTCGACCACCCACACCGGGAGCGTGAATCGCTTGCCGTTTCCACGGCCCGCCATGATCTCTTTCCGCAGTTCGTCGCTGTACCCTTGCGACATCGCGCCCTTGATGTAGAGCAGCCCCGGAGGGATCATGTTGTCGTCGAGCATCTCCAGATTAATGTCCATGAACAGGAACAAGCCGAGGCTCGTTTTCATGCACGACTCGGCTTCGCCGATCCCGTAGCCTCGCCGCCAAATCGAAGTCCCCGGACTGCGAACATGGAAAATCATCTGATCGTTGCTGAATGCGTGCCTCGCCAGCCGGTCAATGACCTGAACGTAGCGGGCATCTTCGGGTACTTCTTCCGACTTGCCGTCGAGGCTCTGCAACACCACGGGAGTTTTCACCGCGTCGCGGTCGCGGTTGATATGCCGGATCGTCGCGGCGTCAACCGCGTGGATCGCGGCCAACCCCGGAGCGTGAGCAAGACGCTCCTTCTCGATCAAAATTTGACCGAAGTGAAGAGTGTCGTCGGAAATCTGCAACAGGTGCTCTGAAAACGTCTTTCGACCGAGGGCGCGTCGCCTCGTCGGGTTAAACTCGTTACCACAACTCCAAATCCACGAGGTGAGCCACTTTTCGTTTCTCCTGTCCTGCTCCGTCTCCTCCTCATTTTGATCCCTGAGATGCACCCTCCACCCAACATCTCCCCACTTCATTGCCGGTCGGGCAAAGCGCGTCGTCTGCCTACCGAACACGGTATGGATCGTGCTCAGCTGCTCTACATTGGAGACGTAGTTGCGAATTTGCTGTGGCTCCACCACGCCCGGCCGTTCAAGCCAGAACCCCGACGTGCCAAAGTCCGTCCGCTGAAACATGGCGCGAGGGTTGACACCTAGCGCCTTGGTTTCACTTACGTTCTTCCCCTCCCACTTCCCCCGGTCGCCGTGGATAATGGCGTCAAACGCCTTCGACAGGTAGGCGTTGATCTGCGGCGCTTCCCGAACTACGCGGTCAACGTCGGTATCCCCGGCTGTAATCACAGGCTTTTTCGTCGCCTTCGGTGTGCGGGCCATGCTGTTGTTTCTCCGGCGGTTCCCCCTAGTTGCCGCATTGTGCCGCAATCATGCCGAAAAGTCAACGCTTGCTTCGCGGATAGCGCGGGCTCGCAAACCCCGTCTTCCCCAGGTTGTTCTTCCTGTACCGCTCCACCGAAGACCGGAGAATGATCCACCGGCCCTCTTTTCCTCGCTCTCGCCGTGCCCGCAGCACGCCACGGATGACGGCCTTGTAGGTGGAATCGTAGGACAGCCCAAGCAGTTCGGCCGCTTGGTTGATCGTGAGAGAATCCATTCATCACCCTTTCGGCTTGGCAATGCTGCATCCATCACAGTTGGCACGCGCGCACGAGTCGCAGGGGATTATCGTGTGTCTCTCCCCGCTCGGCATGACATACTCGGAACCGGGAGGAACGTTCGTTGTCGCCGGAATCGGGGTTGGTTTATCCTCCTCACCGGCCTTGAACAGTTCCGTCCCACACCACGGGCAGAACCGTTGAGCACCAACCATGAAGACCATCGTCCCGCATTTTTGGCACTTTTTGGAACGGGTCATGCCAGCCCCACCTTTCCAGATGGAATCAACTTCCATTTTGAAACGATGCTAGACAATCGGGCGAGAAACATTCCAGCATGTCTCAATCTTTTCTCCCAGTGACACACGGAGTCTTCAATCAGATCCGTAACATCTCGGCGCAAAACACGACTTGGCCACGGAATGGTATTTCCTTCCAACCAGCCGCGCCAGTCCGTATCCATCATGTTGTACTCGTAGTGGTTTTCCTTCTTGCAGAACCACTCCAACATCCGGTAGAGGAAGACACCCAGATTGTACACATCCCCCACCTTCCCGTTTCGGTCCATCTCCTCTTTGGTCATGTTCCGCCATTCCGGGGGAAGCCACGCACTCTTAAAGATGTTCTCCTTGTTCGTTGCCCAATTCACCTTGTCTTCCTCCAACCCATCGTTCATTTCCAACCCCTCCACCGAGCACGTCCCAAAGTCAATCAGGCGCGTACAGAAGGAGCGAGTAAACATCACGTTGCAGGGGCGTAGATCGTTATGGCTGATTCCCACCTCATGCAGTGACGCCAGCGCAGATGCAACATCAAACACTATCCGCAGCACATCGCCTATGGTGTGTTGCCGACGGAAGAAGTGGGACAGTCCGTAGGGCAGGTATTCCAACGCAATCCACGTCGGATTCGCTTCTAGGCTGTAACCCTTCATCTTGACAATGTGATCGTGCTTACCCACCCGCGACGCAATCTGCCTCATCACCTCAATCTCGTATCGTCCGTTCGCGGAAACATCAAAGCCGCACCCGTTGACACAGAACTTAATAGCAACATTTTTCCTTTTCTCATTACTCCTTGCCAGCCAAACATTTCCATAGCTACCACTTCCCAGATGCTTTGAGATTGTAAATCTCTCATTATCATATAACAAAACACAGTGCCCTGCTTTAACAACGCTCATTAACCTATCCCTACCTTTCCAGACAGAAGAATCGGCTCTTTCGTCACGATGCAGGAGAAGTCCTGGGTTGGAGGCTTGCCGCTCGGTATCAGGTACACGTAAACCCCGTCATTCACCCTTCTCCGGCCAATGGCGTACCCTTCCCTCCACACCCGGCGGAGCCTGAACCGCCACCACCGATTCGGGTTGCGCGTCATTGCTCCTGGTATGCCAGAAATGGCGTCGCCAATGCCACACTCGAATCCGGCATGGAAAGTGCGGAACGTCGCAAGGTTCATTGCGCCGCCGGGCTTTCTCCTCACTGGCATTCCCCCGCTACGCACGTCTGCCCGTCCTGGCATTCCCCGCTGTTCCGGCATCCGAGGATGCAGGCATAGACGGAGCACACCTCGCCGATGGGGCAGTTCCCGGAGTTCTCGCATTCCACGCAAACCCCCAGGATTCCGTGGCACACCTGCCCGCCGGGGCACTCTTGGTCCAAAAGGCAGGTCTGGACGCCTTCCGACTCGCACGAGTCGCCGTCTCCGCACGGCGCGTTGTACCGGCCGCAGGAGCAGAGTAGGGCAAAGAGAACGAGAATGGTTGCACGCATGGTCAAGCCTCCTTTAACGGGCCCGGTTCACTCGCGGCGGGTTCACCATCATCTCCGCCACGATCCACGCCAGGCACATCGCCAGGAGCAGAATCAGGCTCCACTCGCTTTCCGCCGTCCACATCGGGTTTCTCCTCGGGTTGGGGTTGCACGGGAGGGAACACGATCTCACGCCCGCGCGACAGGTCAAGAGTCTGGAGAAGGTAGGACATCCTCTCGAATTCCCCGGCCAGGGATTCACGGCGCTTCTTCTCCTCATCCGTCTTGGGCTCCGGCAGGTCCAGAGACATGAGGGAGAGAATCGAGGTCAACCACTCGACGCCGGAAATCAGGGGTTGGATGAACTCGGAAAGCGGCGTCCGCTTCTCCGGCGCGAGCTTTACCGGGCCGCACTCCGGCTTGTCCATGCAGCAGAGAATCCGTCGGCGGAACTCCGCCCGCGATTCATCCAGACTGGCAAACGAGATCGGGTTGCAGGAGGCAAGCCCGCACTGACGGGAACAGGTGACACGGAACATGGCTGATTGTCCTTTCTGTTGAAAACCCCTCTTGAATCGCAAAGAGGATGGCGCAGATAATCCCTTGCTCGATCATCATAAGAAAGAGTACCGAATGCCACGCAGATGTCGGTTGAAGACTCTCCGGTCATCTCGGTTTCCATCTTGTTCTTGATGCACTCTCCGCAATGCAGGTCGTCCCTGGCATGGACGTAGAAAACCGTTCTCTCCATGTCTCCATTTGACGCGCAGTCAATGTGCCGGTAATTTCTTCGCCTGTCTTTTGCCGGAATGCCTCCAAACAGATTGCACCTGCCCTCCTCAACCTGTCCGTAGTAGTCGAGGTTGAACCTGCATTTTCCGCACTCCGCACTCGATTTCGGAGTAATCGCCACGGAAACGGGAACACCCACCCCCCTCCTGATGCCACCGTCAATGGAAAACAGGGATGACAAGGATTTCGCGATCCTTTCAAGAATACTCATTTGGGGGAACCTCCTGCGTGTGCCTTGACGATCTTGTTGGCCTCTTCAAGAAAATACCAGACCGCAGCTTGTGCGATTTTCCTGCTATTCCATCCCCTGATCCCCCTGAGCAGAAACAGGCCGGGATTGCCTCCCATGCCATCCCAGGTCAAGAAGACATCCGACGATAACCACTTGTTCCTCATGCCGACACGAGGATTCATCCCCTTTTCCAACAGGGAACGGTAGTTTTCCCGGAAAACAGGAATCATGGCAAGCATGTCCTGGTATTCGGAGGGGGTCATCTGGCTCTCCTACACGTCGGACCGGATGAACATGCGCCTGAACCAACGCGATACGCTGGAGTACCAAGGCTCACGGATTATGATCGGCCTGGACGGCAAGGGTTTGACTGTTTCCAACTCATTCCGAAACTCCTCCTTCCCTGTAATCGGAATGCGAACTCTCCGTCTTCCCCTGTCCATCCATCTTGGATCGTCGCTACTCATGGTCTGTGATAGCGTTGTGGTATGTCTCTCCTCTTCCGTGAAGGGGATAGGGGAAAGATCGTCAACGGCAACGCTCGCAATCAACCCGCCGGAGTGGTGGAAGTGAACCCTAACCATCGGCCCGCCAAGGAAACCAGGGATGGTGTACGGCACCCCTACCACCGTGCATTTTTCGCGGTAGGCATGCTCGTAGTACCTGTAGAACATCACGTCGCCGGGGTTCATTTAAGAACCATCCATGATGTAGGATTCGGTTCAGCGAACGGTATTGAACGAGCCAGGCCCGTGGAACACGGGCACCGTCAGCGCCTTGCAGTCCGGGCAGACGTGGTAGACCACCTGCCGGTAATACCTCTCCGGTGCTCCATCGGCGACGGGTCGGTTGCCAACCTCGCTCACCGACACCCCGGCCCAACCGGACGGGGCAATGGACATTCCCGTCTCCTCCACCACGGCAAGCCTCTCCACCTTGCCGCACGCCGCGCAAGTGACCGTGTTGTCGGATTCGTTGTTCATTGTTTTTACCTTTCCTCGGTTCTCCGTTTCTCATCGCTGCAAGACCACTCTGGCACGGGGCGCGCTAAAAGTCAAGAAAAAATCACCTACCCCCGCCCATCTTCCGAATCTGGCTCGCAAGGTCGGAGCTCGCAATCGCATTCCCTTGCGTGGCGTGCATCTGTGGGCCGTCCGGCACGGGCGCGGGCACGCCGTAAACCACCCCCTGACTCGCGGATTGTTTCAACTCCACCGGCTTAGACGCCTGCTCCAGACGGCGCGGTAACAGGCGAGCACCGATGAAGTCAACCCCCTGGCTAAAGGCGTCGCAAAGCTCGGAACAGGTGCTTGACGGAGCGGTGAGCAGCGCCCCCACGAGGTCCGCGCCTTTCGTCTTCGTCGGCTCCATTTCCCGCGCGAACGTGAGCAACCCGCGATCCATCCATGCCGTGCAACGGTCTAGGCGGTGCATCTTGTCGCCGCGAGCGGGCCACGGGGAGACGCGGACCTGGGGGGAGACGTTGCGGAGGAACAGCGCGCCGTCTCGGTTCTGGCCGGAGAACTCGTAAAGAGAAAACTTGGCAGAGACGGATTGCGCCGTGTCCGCAACCAACTTCATCCGGTCGGCGTAGCTGTCGGCGGAGAAGATGGCCGACTCCACACGGATCGCTCCCGCCGCAACGTCCACCGCGAACACTACACCGGCTAGCGTGGTTCCGCCCTCTGGAGCCCAAGAGGCGACGCGCACCACTTCAACGTATCTTCCCCCAGAGGAATGAATCCACGCCTCCGACGCCTTTTTTGCCTCTTCTCCCGATCCATGCCTTTCTTTTTCAAGCCTAACCTCTTCCCCGGTTTTGGCATTACAGGCCCTATAGTAGTGGCCCAGTACATCGCTTTTCAATTCAACGAGAACTTCAACCCTTTCGGATGATGATTCGGAGTAGACCACCTGGGAATACTTGACGATCCGCTGCGATTGCTCATCGGCGAAGTAGGACAGGCCGTAGCAGAGCGTGTCAACCCGGTCGTCATGCTTGCCGTTCGGGAAGGAGCAGACCTCCTCTAGCCAGTCGTCAATCCACGGGGCAATTTCGGGTGACGGAAGCCAGAGGTTGCCCGCCTCGACGCTGGGGGTCACGGCCTGCGCGCGAATCTCTTTCGACTTGCCGCCGGGGGACACCGCAATGATCCCCGGTATCTCGTGCTGCAGCGTGGAAATCGCCGCCGGTCCGTTCGCCTTATCCTCGACAAGCTTGCGCTCCGCTCTCGGCCACTTGGCCGACATCATGCGGATAGCCGAAATCGTAGCGGGGAAGTCGGCCGTGTCCCGCCATTCGTCGAGGAGGTACTTGTCCGCTCCCTTGCGGCCCAAGATGTCAATCACCACGCGAGATGCGCTATCGTTCAGCGAGCCAAGCGTGAGGTCGCACACCATCACGATTTCATCGAACTCGCCGGGCTCTGGCCGCACATCGTAGAAGTTCTTGAACCACAGCCGACGGAACACCGTAGAACCATCATCAACAGGCCGCTGCTGGTAAAGGCAGTTGAACTGCGCCGATCCGATCTGCTCCTTGATGGAGAGCAGTTCGCGCGCGTCGTAACGTTCCGGGCATAGCGCCTCGCCGGGAGCCCGGCCCATCGGGTCTCCCTCTTCGGCCAGCGCGGGCATGGTAATCTGCTGCCATTGACTTCCGCTCGGTTGATCCAGAAGCCACGCCGTAAGGTCGTCTTCGGCCCACCGCGTCATAATCAGGATCATCGTTGCTTCCGGCTCGCGGCGGGTGAAAAACGTCGAGGTGAACCAGTTTCGCAGCTTGCGCTTCGCGGCGGTGGAATGGGCGTCTTCCCAGTTCTTTGTCGGGTCGTCAATGATGATGATCCGCGACCCGCGCCCCGTTATCGCCCCGCCTACTCCGGTGGCGTACATCCGTCCGAACGTCTTCCGTCCCTTTTCATCGCGGCCGATTATGGTCCATGCGCTTACCCGCTTTGAGTTTTTGTTGACCTGCAACCCAAGGTCATGGTCAAGGAACTCCTGCCGCACCCGATAGGCCCACTCGTTGGCATACTCTCCCTGATACGAGGCCAGCGTTACCGCCGTGGTCGGGTTCCAGTAGAGCCACCACGCCGGTAGCCAGTGGGAGATGAGTTCGGACTTGCCATGTCGGGGAGGCATGTTGACGATCAACCGCTTCCCGCCGTCAATCGCCGCGCGCTCCACCACCCCGGCCAAGTACCGGACGTGGGGGTACGGAAGCCACTGCCCGCCGGACATGCTGTAGGCGAACCCGGCCAGCGTGGTTCTCCGATAGCGGTCTTCCTCCTCTTTCGTGGTTAGGTCAATGGTCATTGGGGCACGCCACCGATCTTGCCTCGCAAAGGAATTTTATCGGGACATCCTCTCTGGCTCCACCACGATAGGGAAGATGCCCTCTAACCCACCACCACGGAAGCCCAGACCTTCTGAACGGACGACGAGACAGCACGCGGCATGGACCGATCCACCGGCCGTGGTACTCGTAATGCGTCACGGAACCCAGCGGAAAGTTCAAGGTAAACTGCACCGGGTCCGAATCCTCCAGTTCGGAATCGTACTCCTTCGTCCTTTTGCTGCGCGCCTGTTCGTAGAACGGTTGAAGCCTTGGCGCATCAAACCATTCCTCATCCCAGGTCTTGACCTCTTCGGATACCTCATCGCTCATCCCAGGGCAGTAGAGTTCTCGGAATTTATCGAAGCCAAGCTTGACAACCTCCAGGCCAAATCGCCAATCTTTTGCCTCTAAATATGCCTTCATTTATCGCCCCGCGCCCATGCCTTCTTCTCCCCGTTTTCTTTTTTCACCAACTGGATGGTAGCATCGTGAAGTCTGAGCGGACAAGAAGACGGAGCCTCGTCGTTTTTTTCTCGGAAAATGTATGGGTAATAAACCTGCTTTCCCATCCTTGGGTGATTGCACAGAATAAGATTTTTTTCGCCTTCTTTCGTCCCGCGCCAGAAACAACAGATTTCACTTCCCCTTTCGCAGGTTTCAACCTTGAATGTGCTGAGAAACGAAAGAAGCGGCTCCGAAGAGAATTTAGCGTGGTCGAATTTTTCATCAAAAACCGTAGGTGTTCTACGATAATAGGCCCTCCAGTGCCTCGTTCCGGTAACGGACACCGTCCCATAGAGGTATCCCCGAAAGGGAGGAACCCAATAGATCACCCTCAAATCAATGAAAACGTCTGGTTCCAAAAAGAGTTGAATCCTGAACCAAAGCCATTGGAACAGGAGGAAATTCAGAATTGAAACCAAGCGAAAAATGACTAAACAGCCCAACCGCTTCATCGTCATGGAATCACTCCGGTTCGTAGTAGTGTCGCAGCAGGGGATGAGGTATTCTCTTTTTCGGGAAGCACATCTTCTCGCCGGAGCCGTTCAGCATCGGCGCATCGTGGTTTCTTCCGTTGGCAAGAGGGCAATCGGGAATGCCTCCTGGCGTCTGGAAGTAATCGCACTGCCTGCAGCACGTCACGCCGTCGGGGTTCTTGAATCCGCTCATGGTTCCCCCTATCCGGCATCGTCGTTAAGGCTAAAAACCAACTCCACCTTAACTGGTTTTTTCCTGCATTCTGAACACAGGAATTTATTAAAATTCTTGAATCCAGAAGCCAAAAGGGAAGGATGTGTACCAGCAAGGCAGTCACCACCCGTGACGGTGAAAACCGACCACCTATGCACGTATGCCATCTCTCGTTCATTATAGTTCGTTGGCGATTCATCTGTAATCATGGAATGGCATAATGCACACTCGATGCTTGTTTTTCCGCTCATGGCTCCTCCTCCTGTTTTTCCACCTCTTCCGCTTGCGCCTCGGAATATAACAAACAATCTTCAAGTGTCTCACGAGACACAATAAATGGTTGTACCTTCACGGAAGACGATAATATTTCATCACGAAAGATATCCAAAAAACAGCTAAACTGTTTATCGGAAAAACTCCGATTCTTAAAAAATCTCCTTTTTGCACGCTGTCTCTCTCTCCCTTTCCTGCTCATGGCTCCTCCTGTTTATCCACTTCTTCCGACTGCGCCTCAATCACCGGCTGCTCAGGCATCTTCGCAAACCGCTCGGCAACCAGCGCAAACTCTTCGGCAAGCTTCATCGCCGCCGGGTCACGCTGCAGCGCCTTCCAGTCGACTCGCGTCTCTCCCGCACGCGACACCTCGACTTGATGGTTGATCGTGGCTGGTTGGTCAATCGCGAGCAGGCGACGCCTAGATTCGCATATTCGGAGCACCATCGCGCAGGCGTTCAGGTCGCCAGCCATCGCATCTGTCCATACCGCTTTTTGAAGCGCATCAAGTCGCTGACACTCCATTTCAAAGACCGCCTTTGCTTCATCCTTGCAGCACAACGTAAGCGCGTGTTTGACGATCCTGTAGATGTTCCCTTCGCAATTTTCCTTGTACCCGAGGGCAACGGCGATTTCTCGGTATGTGGCCCCGGTACGGCGAAGTTGAAGCGCCTTCTTCGCCTCCTCCTGCCCCTGCTCTGAGTCACGCCGGACGTAGGGCTTTAGCTCTTTCCCACTCGGCCTTGGTTTGCCGATTCCCATTGGTTTTGCCTATTTACCAACTAGCACCACCTGACACCGCCCACCACATCCAGGATTCAGCGCAATCGAAGCACGAATGGCGTTTTCGAGGATTGTCCGCCCACCCATCTTTTTGTCCATTCTCAGTTGTGCCCACAGCGCTCCGCTCGCGGCCTGGGAACCGGACCCGATAGCGAGGAACTTGACGCCATGCAGTATCCCGTAGTCCGACTCAATCCGAACCATGAACTTCCGAGTCACGAGCAACGCCTGGAAGGAATGCTGCAGCGGGTCGTCTCCGGTCGCAACCGCTTTTGCCTTGCCCTTTTCCAGATGCTCTTTGAGCAGCGCGTCGCGGAACTTGTGGACATCACTCATGGTTTTGATCGCAAAGTCGAATGCTTCCGATTCGCGCACAATGTCAAGCGTTCTGATCGTTCCCGAAATGGCGCAATGCCAGTTGTGCCGGTGGACCATTTTGGTTCCGCAATCGCACTTCTCCTGCCACGATGAGGCAACAGTGTCGGAACCAATCCACGTATACCCACCCAGGCGGATAGCTGCCGCGACGGTCATTTTTCCTCCTCGTTGAACATGCTCGACCTGCCCTTGTCCTGGTACGCGGCCGGGAGGTGCTTCCTCAGGTCGTCTTTCACATAGTACCGCACCCCAAGGCGCTCGGCAAGGTCAACAGCGCGGACGCCGAACGCTGCCCAGTCAATCAGGTTCGCGCGGGCGTCGTGGTTCCAACGGCCGATCTTCATCTCATCGCAGAACGGGGCGACGTGGTACATGAAATCGAGAGTTTGCTGTGGGTTAAGCACGGGTTCGAATGATACCCACGTCCTGATTCCAAGTTCATAGGCTCGCCGTAAAGCGCCCAACCTCTCCCATGTTTTACCGGCCCCAGGCTCCCATTCGGAGTCTCTTGTTTCGTCGTCAAGCGTGAGAGTCGTCCCGTAGGCTGCATTCTTACCCATCATCTGCAAAATGTCGAAATCCACCGTGCTACGGGTTCCGCCTTTCGTGAGAATCACCGGGCGTACTTCGGCTTGCCGCATGATTTCCAAGGCTTGCCGCGTGAGACCGTGCTTTTCGTTCGCCGCTTGGTACGGGTCGCTCGTGAAACTGAGCAGCACCCACTTCCCCGCGAACTTGTGCGCGGTCTTGCGCAAGGATTCGATCACGCCCGGACGCGGCTGCGGGTCGGCCCCGAACTCCTCATGGCCCATGCGCAGCACCGCTGGGGCGTAGCAGTAGGAGCAGCAGTGGTCACAGCCCCGGTAGAGGTTCAACGCGTATCGGCAATACTCGGCAGCCTTGCCCTTGGATTCGTAGATCGCCATTGGTCTACTCCTCAGTGCCCGGGATGCGCTCCAAGCCGATGATGCGGTCACGGATTTCCATTGCCTAAAGCCTTGGTTTCCTCTGAATGAACGCCGACGGTAGTCTACCCGATACGGCGACAAATGTCAAGAGAAAGACCTTTCCCCATTCTACTAATCTGAAATGACGCCGCCTTCCTTAATTTAAGGATTGCTCGCCTTTCAATCTGCCCAACTCGCGTGCCACTTACTCCCATCAATTTTGCTATCTGCTTTTTCTCTTCTTCCTCGACAAATATCTTGCCAATTACAAACCTCTCCTGGCAATTAAGAACTTCAAGCAACACGCCCATAAAACCATCAAGTTCAATCCTTTCCGGTCCTGCTAGTTGCCGAGCATCATCAAGCGACATCTCAAAGAACTTTGCGTAATTTTGTTTTATTCCTCTGGCTATTTCTTTTGGCCATACATAATCTTCGGAAAGGCCGTGAAAATCCAGTATTTTTTTTGCTGTCGGAGTGAGTTCTTGTGTTCTCGAGTCGTATGGCGACTTTTTTAATGCTTCAAGTCTGAGCAGATGCCCATATTCTACTCCTATTTTTTCTGCGGCATCCCGTGCGGAAAGCCCGAGTTCTTCCCTGGCCCTGATTAGGCGGTTGTTATACAGGCGTATCTTGAGCCGTAGTTCATCATTGATTTTATTCGTTTGGTTCATGTCGTCTCCCTCATTTTAACCGCCAGCCGGTAGGCCCTGGCAAAGCTCGCCCGGTGGAAGACGCGGGAGTAGAAAAACTGGAGCGCCTTGCGCTGAGCCATGTTCGGCGTGCCTCGAATCTTGGCAACGTGGGGGAAAATCCAGTCGGCGCGCTCGCGGTCCTTCACGGTCATGGTGTTTCACCTTTCCATGCTTCGGTAACGGCCTTCTTGTACTCAGGAGAGTCAACCAGGGCTCTCAGTTCCGAAAAATCAACCAGCTCTCCATGTTCGAGGTGCTTAAGTATTCTGTTGTTCACCCCGATGCGGAGTTCAAGAATGCGAACCTCTTCAAGGCCTCGTATCATTTTTTCCCGATCTTGCGACAATGAATCAATGAGCTTTTTGATTTCCACAGCCCTGGCCTCGTGCTCCGTCCTTAGCTCTTCGACTCTACCAATGATGCCTAAAGTCATGCCTTCTTCTCCTTTTTGGTTTTGAATGTCAGGACGGGGATGAGACCACCACCCTTGCACTGATTGCATAGAAACACATCGAGAAGTGGCTCCATTCGATTGTTTACCGACACAGTGAACATGCTCCATTTTTCGAGCACCGACACCTCCCTTGGGGTGAAGTCTGCTCTTGAGCATTCGTGAGTCACGGTCGCTCCGCAGTGGGAGCAGGAGATGGTGATGGTCATGGGTCAAACCTCACGATTTTCTCGTCCACGTTGTTCCATGTGAAAACGCGCTTATTGTCCTCGTGGCAGTATTCAGCGGCCCCGATGGGATGACCGCCGTAGGGGGAGCGCATCACGAAGTCTCCGTACTTGCGGACTGCCTTACGGACAATAAAGTCTAGCCATTTCCACATCTTCAATTCACGGTTGTATTGCGTGTCATACCCTCCTGGACATTTTCCGCACCGTCTCTCCTTTTGAAGCTCCTGGTCAACCTTGTGGGATAGGCGCTGTGATCGCTTGGCCTGCCGGTTGATTCTGGCGATGACTTTTCGCATATTGGTGGTCACTTATTGCTCTCCCGTATCTTGTGGTAGACCTCGTTGAGCCGGATTGCCGCCTGCAAAATCGGCTGCTTTTCTTGCCTCCGGGCTGCGGCTTCCATGATGCAGTGCTCCTGCCTAATCCGCTCATGGTCTTCTGGCGTGATGGTCAAATTCAGAACGGAGTCAAGACCTCGGTTCATCATGTCGAGGAACGATGGAATCCAGAACACCTTTGGCAATAATTCAACGGTATGGCAGCATTCTTCGTACCATGCCTGTATGGCGTCAACGAATCCCGAACCGTCTTCCGAAATGGAAACAGCTTTGTTGGTGGTCATGGGCTGGCCTCCTCATCAATCCCAGGTGTGGAATTCCTCGTTGCACGCGCAGCAGTCGCAACCGCTCCCAAATGGATGACACTCGTTAGCGTCGCAGAGCCATCGTTCGCAGCGGTCGCAAAAGGTCAACTCCGTGTTTTTCTTGTGGCACTTTTCACACGTTCCCACTTTGGTCGAAGGCATGGTCTGATCTCCTTGAACGGGTTAGGCTCACCGCCACAGTTGCGGAATCTTCTTGCGCTCAGCCTCCATCCACTCCCTTACTTCGTCAACGGCGTAGTTGAGGCAGATGTGGAAGTGCTCCACGCTGAACTTGCAGCCGGACACAAGAGTCACACCAATGGACGACTCGTTCCGTTCGTTGTGGAGTTCCACCTTTTTTGTTCCGCAATCGTTGTAAACCGAGGCGCGGATGATGGAATAGTGGTCGTCAACGAACCAGAGTGTTGTTCCGAATGGTAGGGCTCTCCATTGTTCGGGGGTCATGGGGTTTGTCCTTTCCAGCCAACGTACCATGTGGGTAAAGGTCTGTCGCATCTACGCATGTCGTCTTCTGTTGGCAGTTTCATCTTCCATTTGAACGGGTTAGGCACTCTGGACAGCGCCCACGCGATCCCAGTTGCCGTGGCAAGGCATAGCGCGGTTTGGACGATGGGCCAGCCGGGGGTAAGCGAGGCGATCTCGAAAATGAACGGCGTGGGAAGGAAGTGGAGCAGGTACACCGCGAAGCCTTCAAGGCAGAGGACCATGAGCGTGTTTCTCCCGATGCGTGCGAGAAAGGCGTTTCCGTTGCGCAGGATGACCAGGAAGGCCATCGAAAGGACCAGTCCGACCGCGAGCATGGTCAGTCGGTGCAACGGCCCTGTAAGCCACCACAGGGGCCACGATGGATCGTAAGCGGGGCAGTTCCAAATGGTGAGCAGGTGGCGATGGGTGGCGATCCACGATGACGGGATGAGCGACAACGAGAGAAGTGCGAAAATGGGAACGGTAATCCCAACGAGCAAGACCTTGTTTTTCCTCTTCTTCGTCCAGTCGAGAAACACAGGCAACATTTCCGCTCTGATTTTCATTCTAAGAACCATGAACAGCGGCAACCACAGGAAGATGCGCCCCAACGCAAGCCGATGGTCAAGCGACGGGATGAACCCGGCAGTGATCGAAAGCGCCAGGGCGATCAAGATCGGGTGGCGCGTCTTGTCCAAAGCGGGTAGAGCAATGGTTCGCCACACGAATAGCGCCACGAGGAACCACAACCCACCTGAGAAGACGGACGGGTCAAATCTCCAGTGGGAACCGCTTGGCGTAGTCTCCAGTGCGAACAAGTAGTAGGCCGCTTGGAACACGAGCGCGGGGAGCAGGAGTTTACGGAAATTCTTGTGCCAGCGAACCTCTTCCGGTTCAACCTTGGAGAAATATCCGCTCAGGAGCACGAATGCTGGCATGTGGAAGGCGTAGATGAAGGCCCACACCGCGTCGGGCAAGGTGAGCCAGAACGGCACGCGGCCCCACATGTGCCCGGCCACCACGAGGATGATGAGAGCACCCTTTACGGAGTCAAAACTTGCCGAGCGGGTCATGGGTTATCCTTCGTCCAGTTCCTAATGATCTCCTGAATCGTCTCCCCTGTTGCCGTTCGTCCGCAGGTGCAAGTCACTTTACGGATTGGGCCTTTATGGAATGAAAATTCCCGTTCCAACGTGACAACCTTCGCGGGAAGAGAACATCCACAAACGAACTGGAACTCCTCAATGATTGGCATGGTTTTCCCTCGTGTTCCGCTTCCCGGCCAAGGTCGGCTTTGGCCGGGGTGAGCGGACGATTTCAGCCTGGGTTTCCACCAGCCGTCTCCTTGGTTGTGCCGACCGACAAGTAATTACCCCGACCGCGACCCCGACC